CGGCGAGGTATTCATGACCATCACCACAGACACCACTCTTTTACACGACCCGCGTCGTCAGGCGGCGCTGCTGTACTGGCAGGGATTTCCGTGCCGCAGATTGCCGCCATGTTGCAGATGAAACGCCCGACGGTGCAGAGCTGGAAACAGCGCGACGGCTGGGACAGCGTTGCCCCCATCAGCCGTGTCGAAATGAGTCTGGAAGCGCGGCTGACCCAGCTCATCATCAAACCGCAGAAAACCGGCGGTGATTTCAAGGAAATTGACCTGCTGGGACGCCAGATTGAACGACTGGCACGGGTAAACCGCTACAGCCAGACCGGCAACGAGGCAGACCTTAATCCGAACGTCGCTAACCGCAACAAAGGCGGGCGGCGCAAACCGAAAAAGAATTTTTCAGTGACGAGGCCATCGAAAAGCTGGAGCAGATTTTCTTTGAGCAGTCTTTCGATTATCAGTTGCACTGGTATCGCGCCGGGCTTGAGCACCGCATCCGCGATATCCTGAAATCCCGCCAGATTGGCGCGACGTTTTATTTTTCCCGCGAGGCGCTGCTGCGCGCCCTGAAAACCGGTCATAACCAGATTTTTCTGTCGGCCAGTAAAACGCAGGCGTATGTGTTCCGTGAATACATCATCGCCTTTGCCCGTCTGGTTGATGTTGACCTGACCGGTGACCCGATTGTCCTGGGCAATAACGGCGCAAAACTGATTTTTCTCGGCACCAACTCCAACACCGCGCAGAGCCATAACGGCGACCTGTACGTCGACGAGATTTTCTGGATCCCGAATTTTCAGGTGCTGCGTAAGGTGGCATCAGGTATGGCCTCACAGAGTCACCTGCGATCGACCTATTTCTCCACCCCGTCCACGCTGGCGCACGACGCCTACCCGTTCTGGTCGGGTGAACTGTTCAACCGGGGACGCGCCAGCGCCGCCGAACGCGTGGAAATCGACGTCAGTCATAACGCCCTTGCCGGTGGGCTTCTCTGTGCGGACGGCCAGTGGCGGCAGATTGTCACCATTGAGGACGCCCTGAAAGGCGGCTGCACGCTGTTCGACATTGAGCAGCTCAAACGCGAAAACAGCGCCGACGATTTTAAAAACCTGTTCATGTGTGAATTTGTTGACGACAAGGCGTCGGTGTTCCCGTTCGAGGAGCTGCAACGCTGTATGGTCGACACGCTGGAAGAATGGGAAGACTATGCGCCGTTTGCCGCCAATCCGTTCGGCTCCCGCCCGGTATGGATTGGTTACGACCCGTCACACCGTGGCGACAGCGCCGGATGCGTGGTGCTGGCACCGCCGGTGGTGGCCGGTGGCAAATTCAGAATACTTGAGCGTCACCAGTGGAAAGGCATGGATTTTGCCACTCAGGCGGAATCCATCCGCAAACTCACCGAAAAATACAACGCCGAATACATCGGTATTGATGCCACCGGCCTCGGTGTCGGCGTGTTCCAGCTCGTGCGCTCGTTCTATCCCGCCGCGCGCGATATCCGCTACACGCCGGAAATGAAAACCGCAATGGTGCTCAAGGCAAAAGACGTTATTCGCCGTGGCTGTCTGGAATATGACGTCAGCGCCACCGACATCACCAGCTCGTTTATGGCTATCCGCAAGACCATGACCAGCAGCGGACGCAGCGCCACCTATGAGGCCAGCCGCAGCGAGGAAGCCAGCCACGCCGACCTCGCCTGGGCGACCATGCACGCCCTGTTAAATGAGCCACTCACCGCCGGTATCAGCACCCCGCTGACATCCACCATTCTGGAGTTTTACTGATGAGCAAGAAAAAAGGGAAAACACCGCAACCTGCGGCAAAAAAAATGACCGCCAGCGCCCCGAAAATGGAGGCATTCACCTTTGGTGAGCCGGTGCCGGTACTCGACCGCCGTGACATTCTGGATTACGTCGAATGCATCAGTAACGGCAGATGGTATGAGCCACCGGTCAGCTTTACCGGTCTGGCAAAAAGCCTGCGTGCTGCCGTGCATCACAGCTCACCGATTTACGTCAAACGTAATATTCTGGCCTCGACATTTATCCCGCATCCGTGGCTTTCCCAGCAGGATTTCAGCCGCTTTGTGCTGGATTTTCTGGTGTTCGGTAATGCGTTTCTGGAAAAGCGATACAGCACCACCGGTAAGGTCATCAGACTGGAAACCTCACCGGCAAAATATACCCGCCGTGGCGTGGAAGAGGATGTTTACTGGTGGGTGCCGTCCTTCCATGAGCCGACACCTTTCGCGCCCGGCTCCGTGTTTCACCTGCTGGAGCCGGATATTAATCAGGAGCTGTACGGCCTGCCGGAATATCTCAGCGCCCTTAACTCTGCCTGGCTGAATGAGTCGGCCACGCTGTTCCGCCGCAAGTATTACGAAAACGGCGCACATGCCGGATACATCATGTACGTCACCGATGCCGTGCAGGATCGCAACGATATCGAAATGCTCCGCGAAAACATGGTGAAGTCGAAAGGCCGCAACAACTTTAAAAACCTGTTTCTCTATGCCCCACAAGGGAAAGCCGACGGCATTAAAATTATCCCGCTCAGTGAAGTGGCAACGAAGGATGATTTTTTTAATATCAAAAAAGCCAGCGCCGCAGACCTGCTGGACGCGCACCGCATCCCCTTTCAGTTGATGGGGGGCAAGCCGGAGAAACGTCGGGTCGCTGGGTGATATAGAGAAAGTGGCAAAGGTCTTTGTCCGCAATGAGCTTATCCCGTTACAGGACAGGATCCGCGAGATAAACGGCTGGCTCGGTCAGGAGGTCATCCGCTTTAAAAACTACTCACTGGACACTGACAACGGCTGAACATCGCCGCCTGCGGGCGGCTTTTTTACACCCCGCCATCACGCCCTCACACGCTCACCACCGCACAAAACAGCCCGCATACACACCAACGCCCCGGCGAACAATCTAAACGCCATCACAACGCGCTCAGACGCTGAAAAAATAAAATCAGCACCACCGCCAGCGCGCAGTGCTTTCCCCGCCTCGCCCGCCCGCTTCATAGGGCGCTAATAATGCAGTTGCATTAGGCCACCCCAACCCCACAAGACCTACAACTGACAAGGCAACGCTCAGAAAAACTCGAATGCAAATTCATGCATCAAACACAGTAGAAGTAAAAGACCACCTCCTGAGGAGGTGGCTTTTCAGAATGCCCCCTATAAGGGGGGCGAATGTCATATTCCGTTTTCTACTCTAGCAACTCCATCTGCTGTTCATGTGTTTGCTCCATCTTTTCCTGATACCTCGCATATCGTCTGATAATTTCTTCGTTCACGCCTACCGTATCAACAAAGTAACCCCACGACCAAAAATGGTTTCCCCATAACTTCTTCCTGATATGCGGGAATCGATTGTAGAGTCTGATTGCACTGCGACCTTTCAGGTGCCCCATCAGAGTAGATATTGAGATTTTTGGCGGCACTATTACGACAAGATGCACATGATCTGCCTGTACATTTAACTCCAGAACCTCACAATCTTTTATTCCGCAAAGAATATAGATGGTTCTGTACAGCTCCTTGCCCAATTTATCCCTCAGGATCCTAAAACGGTACTTTGCCGTCCAGACTATGTGATATTTGCAACGCCAATATACATATGATGAACTTCTGTAAAACCCCATGTCAGTTTGTCTCCTTTTACTTGTGGTGAGTAAGCAGAGATATTCCGACATGGGCATTCTTCAGGCTATAGCCTTACAGGATCAATCACCACCTCCCCAGGAGGTGGTTTAGGGATCACAATAAAATGGCTAGTAGCCACTGGAAATCGCAAAAAATATCTGCAATTATTATAATCCGAGTTGAATCAACTGTGGGTTGCTCTGTACGAATCGTGCACCGCCTGATGGATAGTTGAATTAAGTTTGACTTTGCTGTATGAATTAGCTGTTCAAATATATCGAAAGCTTCTGTTACTTTAGTTTTTAAGAAAATTGACTAACTGATTTTAGTAATGTAGACGAAAGGAGACATAATGACCACACGTAATAATTACCCGATTGAATATTTTAGAATGACAGGAGTTCATGGTTATAAAGATATAACTATGAAAATGAAAGGCAAGACAACAGTTTTCGTATCCGAGAACGGCGCAGGAAAAACAACCATACTTAATGCTATAAGACTTCTTCTCGAGCAAGATTTTACAAACCTTATGAGAATTGATTTTAAATCAATATTCATAAAGATTCTTGGTCATGAGGAGGTTGAAATTAAAAATGAAAGAGCATCTTTAATACCTTTTGGTGAAATAAAAGCATTCCTCAATGAAAGATTTTCTCTTAATGAGTCATTTTGGGATGATCGTGATATTACCAAGTTTGCGAAGACTTTAATTGACTCGAAGCAAAATGAATTCAATGATGATGCTTTAGTCAATGACCTATATAATACCGTAAAATACCCAAAGGATTATATAAATCATTTTCTAAGAGAACTAAAAGACAACATAGTTAATAAAATGAAGAATAAGGAACAGCATAATTTAAAAATGCATTACTCTAAAAATAATAATTTTAGAGTGGTTGCTGAAGCGCTTAGGGATTTAGACGTTATATTTCTACCAACATATCGAAGGGTAGAAAAAAGTTTTGAGACGACACCTAGGGAAGAAAGAGAAAATCTTCACCCTCGCATGTTTGGTAGAAAAAGAGGGATGAAACTACAACGTGATGGCATTTCATATGGGTTAAAGGATGTCGAAGATGCTTTAAAAGGTCTAACTTTAGAAATTGAAAGGACATCAAACCTTGGCTATAGATCTTTAAGTGCCAAAATGCTTGAGGATTTAATTAAATATGGTAACAATGAGCGGATAGCTAAAGAACAAAATGCACTACCTTCTATAGAGGATTTGGAAAGATTCCTTAATCGAGTTGAGGATACTGGTACAAATTTGCGAGAAAAAAGAGCATCTGAATCAAAAAAGAAATCTTTAATTGATTCGCTTAAATTGCTATATAACAAAGATGAAATAAAAAACATCACTTACTTGAAATATTTTTTAACTCAATTAAACTCGGTTATACAAGAAACAAAAGAGCAAGAGTCAAAAATTGAGAAATTCGTTGCTGTTTGTGATAAATATCTTTCATCAGCAGGTGATTCTAAATCTCTAAAATTTGATCCTCAAAGATTAGAAGTTATCGTAAAAGATACATATACAGGAGATCGCATCTCTCTTAATGACTTATCTTCAGGTGAGAAACAAGTAATTTCGCTAATGGCTACGATTTATCTTAATGATAATACCCCTAAAATAATATTAATAGATGAACCGGAACTTTCGTTATCGATAGAGTGGCAACGGATGATATTACCAGATTTGAATGCGGGTGAAAATGTTAGGCAAATAATTGCCATAACGCATTCACCATTCATATTTGACAATGAGCTAGACCCTTATGCAACTGCTATGAAAGTACGAAAGGGTAGTGTCTGATGAGTAACAATCTCCTACATACTATGAAAAAAGAAGCTTTTTCGAGAAATCCGTTAAAGCAAGAGATATTACTTAAAACATCATCCTTCGATAAAATTTTTGTTTTTGAAGGTGTTGATGATTACCCTGTATACGATGAATGGATGAAACACAATCCAGAGTATGCTAATGCAGGCCACCTTGTGGCGAAAGGAAAAAAACAGATAATTGAGTTATACGAGCATGCAATTCAACATAATGATCAAGAAATATTAAGCAATTGCTACTTTTTTGTAGATCATGACTTTGACCTATTTGAGCATAATTCTGATAACATTGTTACTCTTTCATGTTATTCAATTGAAAACTATATTATTAACTCTTCCTCTACAAAAAGCTATTTAAAGGACGAGTTCAAAATGGATATAACACAGTCTGATTTATTGGCGCGTATCAAAAAAGATTTTGAGTCCGACTTCCAACTATTTCAAAAGTTAGCAAAAGAATTGTGCCGACCTCTATTTGTAAATCATAATGCAAACGGGAAAACAAAATTCTACAATAAAATATCTTCAGTTATCAATATTGAGTATAAAAATATCTCAATCAAGGATAATGCTACGTTAATAGATTATGAAGTAAATGAAGACTCAGAGGATGTAAAAGCATTGATTTCATTCTTCAATGAATTACCGTACGAAAGAGCCATTAAGGGTAAATATGTCTTTGAGTTCATTAAGCTCTGGTTGTCATCCTTAAAATCACATTTATCCGTCAATAATAATTTGAAAATTACTAAGGATCCTTTAATGTTAGAAAGACGAAGATTAGCTTGTGCAACTCCCATACCTAAAGAAATATTAAGATTTGCTTAACCCTTTACCTCCCCCTGCTACGGTTGGGGGGGGAAGTGCACTAACGCAGAAAGCCTATAACTTAACATATTATCTCAATGCAAATAGATCATCATTCTCACAAACCTACTCGTCAGGTTTCAGCGTCCAGTCTCATATATTCACAAACTAAAACAAAGCGAGTTTAGTTACCCACTCTATTTATTCTTTGTTTTAGCCACTGAGCTGACTTGTTCGGCACTTTGCGGTGATAATCGTCTTCGTTGTTGATTTTGTATGCTTCCCCTCCTTTTAACACTACCATTAGAATCCTCACAACCTCCGGGTCACTCCATTCGATAACACCGTCATCTACCAGATTAAGCACTGCTGCGGCATGTTCAGAAGGCGTGGGAGCCGGTAACGAAGTATCACTGCTGGCAGGCTTTCCACAGTTATTGACAGGACTCCGAGGCGCGGCGATGCCGCTTTTTAAAGTCAAAGGCTCAACGACCGGAACTTTCGGCACAATGCGCCAGTCCGTCGTTCTGGTGATATGAATATGACGCGCGCCGAGATGCGGCGCGTAAATGCCGACCACTCTCTCGACTTCTTCCTCGTACTCGTTAACTTCATCCGACGGACTACGGGCGACCCTGACAGTCTGACAATCGCGCGGGACATTTGCCCCACCCTGCGCGCTGATATATAACGCAAAATCACCACTGTCTGCGGCGGCGCGTGCAGCCTCGACGCGCTCGTCAAACTCATCAGCAATGCTGACGCCGCGAGGCAATTTGCGTAGTTCACGGTAAGCCCCCATTGTCGGCAGACCAACCGTTTTAAATTGTGGGATGCGCCACGTTGACGCCCATGCGGTAACAGCCGCAGCAGTGTCTTTCAGCGGTCTGCCGGTATCGTTATCGAGCTGACCATCCAGTGCATAGCCATCGATGTTTTTTGAGATGTATTTCGCGATATACCCCGCAGCACCGCCCCGGTTAAGGTGTTTTGCCTGAAAACGGTTTCGCGCGGCTCCTCTTTCGTCGCCATCCTCTTTGAGCGCATAGCGACGCATGATTTCAATAATCTGGTTACGCTGGCGTGGATTACAAAAAAGCATCATATGCCAGTGCGGCGTTCCGTCGTGGTGTGGCTCAACGACACGCAAACCGTAGGCCTGTAAATCATTATCCTTGAATGCCGTGCGCATCAGGCTCCAGATACGGCAGAGATAACGCTGCGCATCCTTTGGATTAAATGCCTCATGGTTCCAGCCGTGATTAAGCTGGACGGTTTTACTTTCGCCTTTTCCGACCTGACGTGTCGGGTGATACTTTGACGGCGCGGTCAGCGTGATAAACATCCCCACATCACCCTCTGCGGCGGCGTAACGCTCAATTCCGGCGATGGTGTTCATCAGCTCCATCCGGCGAATTTCTGGATTAGAAATACTGCCCATCACCTTACTGATAAGGTCGATGCGTTCGCCGGTTTCCCTGTTTTCAAGGTCACACGATTTAAGAAATTCCAGATTTGCCTGGCGGCGCGCACGCACATCACGAATAGCATGTTTACTGGCATAAGGTGAACGGTCTTTATTTACCTCCCCGACAGCAATCAGTAACGCCTCATGCCAACGCATACGCTGGCCTTTAAGCTGATGAGTCCACCACTCATCGTTAAACAGACGGGCAATGGCAGAATATGCCTGCCTCGTGGTCATCTGCCCTTTACGGTATTTTTTCCAGTAGAGAGGGGAAATATTGAAAGCACGTGCAGCGCCAGCAACATGACCATACAGGTGAGCCTGCGCCTCATCCGTAAACAGCGATTCTTTTTCGCCATGCGCATCCACCCAGGCATCGCAGAGTTCCTCATACATCATGAAAAGCTGCGATGAGATACGGGCGGCAAACTTTTTCAGCTCCTTGTCATTCATTCCCGGCAGGCGTGCATAGTGGTCACGCTCTGCCAAAAACAGCAACGACGCGTCGGTGTTCATTTCATGGCGCTGATTCACACGCTCAATACGCGGCCATAAACGACGCTGAAAAGTGGATGTGAGGAAATAAAACCCGTGCACCGGGCTTTTATTGCGCCGGATGTAGTCATAGCGTGAAGTAAACAGCGAGCGCAAAAAATAAGGCAGGCGATTTATCGTGGATAAAACACCTTGCACCTGACGCATCTCGTCACGTGTAAGGGGTCTTTCGCGCCCGACAGCCTCGCGTGGCGCGTTCCATGCATAAGCACCGGTAAACGTCTTACCGGTGTCTGCGGCAAATGCTGACGGAGGGACAAAACGCCCGGAGGCTTTAACGTCCATATGAGCCAAAAGCCTCTGAACAACGCCTGCTGAGTTGCTCAACCTGCACGTTTAAATCGGCAAAAGATTTTGCGCTTCCGGTCAGAATATCGTGATGCATCAGGCCGGAAACGAGCTGGCTTAATTTCGGGTAATAACCAACCACCGCCAGCCATTCCTGACCGGCGTTTTTACCGCTTTCCGCTCTCTTTTTCTCGTGGAGAATAAACTGAAAGCTGTCACTGGTAACGACATAACGTTCGCCAATTTCAATACGAATACTCATGCCGTTCTCCGGTAATGTTTGTTTTTTGCTTCAAAGACTGCCTGACAGGAAACACAACGCGTGGCTGACGGATAAGCCGCACGACGGGCAGCAGGTATTGGCGCGTCACACTCTTCGCAAACCAGCGCAGAAGCACCGCAATGTTTTACCCTTGCCGCGTTAATCTGGCGCTCCAGTAATTCAGCCTGTTGTTCCTGAATAAAATCTACGTTGTCCGGCATTACCAGTTCCTTTTGTCGTTCAGTTTTTTAAATTCATCAGCGCAATAGCTGGCGATTTCTGTCGTTAATTTCGTCAGTTCATCCACGGAGGAAATTTGCTTGTGAAATACAGCGCGTTTAACAAGTAAATTGACCACATCAGACAGGAGGTTTAATTCACTCTGATAAATCGCGATAACAGATTCAGTTATTTCGCGTTTTTCTTTATCAAGACCAAGTTGAATAAGAGACAAATCGCCATTTTTCATAACGGCGATTTTTAAGGCATTGTTCAGTAAAACAACTGAACGAGAACAGGACATCAAAGCACCTCCCCGCGAGACAATCCGATGTTGTGAAATTTTTCCGACTCCTGACTGAGCAGCTCGACTATCTCCACGCGGGATAACTCCGCCTTTGTGATGTGGCGAATCATGGCGTCAAGATGAGAAGAAAAGCGCGTCGCTGCATCGGCCTGTGCTTCGGTTTCTGGCCTGTTGCAGCAGTAATGCGTATTTACCGCACTGATTTTCAGAAACTGTATGCATGACTTTCTCCAGGCAAAAAGAAGCCCCGCACAATTAAGTGCGTTAAAAACTCTGGTTAATTACTTAATGCAGATATTGCTCTGGTTTTACCGATGTCAGAATTGTCGGTGCATACTCAAACAGGCTGAATAATTCACGTAATGCACGGAATAAAGCATCACGCCAGTAACATGACTCTTCATTAATTCGCCAGTATGGCTGGTTAAATTCTTTTTCAGTCAATCCGGCATGCATAAATAAAGTACGACGCTGACTGACTGTTAAAAAACTAATATATGCATACTCACTTGCACCGACCTGACGACGTTTTGAGAATGCCCCACGCAATTCATCAATTGCACATACCAGTCGTTCACGTTCGACGTCGTTCATTTCTTCAAAACGCATCGTTGCGTGACGCTGTTTTAACTGCGCATGAAAGCAAACTGTTAGCCGTTCGCGCTCCATCATCTGATTATAATAATCACATGTATCCTGCCAGCGAGGAACGGCAAGATGCTTACCAATTATCCGGCGCATAGCTGCTGGCTGTTTTTCAACGAGATTGAGCGTCATCACTGTCATTTCCATACCCTCCGGCTTTTCAGAAAGGTCAGAGCCTTTTTTAACGGACTCTGTTTTTTGGTGCGGATAATGATTCCCTTACGCCCCTTACCATGGGTGATGGTGAAGTCAATCGCCCTGGGGCTTTCGTTACGCAGTAACTGAGCAATACAACGAGGCTCATTCATACGGTTCTCCTTAACGTGGTTCACCGAGACCTAACCACATCAACCAGCCGTCACGAATCTCTTTAGGGCGGCTTTCATAAGCCAGTTTTAGTCCGTTATTCCATGCCGGAAGGTATACCCAATATTCACCTGCACGACCTGAAGCTGATTGTGGATCGGTCATATCAATTACAGGCAGCTTTCCTTTATCGATCATCCGACGAACCGCTCCTGTCGATTTTCCTATTAGTTTTGCGAACTCCTGATAAGGAATCGCATCAGTCATGAGTGTTACTTGCTTGCTCATGTCGTCCTCTAGCCCTCATGAATTGCGTTTAATGTCTTATAATGCCTTTTAGTGCCCACATCCAAGCACTAAACAATCTACATCTAAACTAAATACTATTGAGATCTAAATACCATGTCAAACACGATAAGCGAGAAGATAGTCTTAATGCGAAAATCAGAGTATTTGAGCAGACAACAACTTGCTGATTTAACAGGGGTTCCGTATGGCACGCTGAGTTACTATGAAAGTGGTCGTTCAACACCTCCAACAGATGTCATGATGAACATCCTGCAGACCCCACAATTCACCAAATACACTTTATGGTTCATGACCAATCAGATCGCTCCTGAGTCCGGGCAAATTGCGCCCGCTCTCGCACACTTTGGGCAAAACGAAACAACGTCACCCCACTCCGGTCAAAAGACTGGTTAACAATTCATCGTGAATATATTCATCACAAGTGCCTACTATTGGTGGCTAAATTTCAGCCACCACGAAAAAAGCGATTAGTAGTCGCAAAAAAACACACCACTCGGAGGGTTTTCTGATGGCAATCAAAAAACTCGATGATGGTCGATATGAAGTGGACATCCGCCCTACTGGACGTAATGGAAAACGCATCCGTAGGAAGTTTGATAAGAAAAGCGAAGCTGTCGCTTTCGAGAAATACACGTTGTACAACCACCACAATAAAGAATGGCTATCAAAACCAACAGACAAGCGACGTCTGTCGGAGCTGACACAGATCTGGTGGGATTTAAAGGGTAAACACGAAGAGCATGGGAAATCTAATCTTGGAAAAATTGAAATCTTCACAAAAATAACGAATGACCCATGCGCATTTCAAATTACGAAATCGCTTATCAGCCAGTACTGCGCCACCCGAAGAAGTCAGGGTATTAAACCTTCGAGTATCAATCGTGATTTAACATGTATTAGCGGCATGTTTACAGCCCTGATTGAAGCGGAGTTATTCTTTGGTGAGCACCCTATCAGAGGGACAAAAAGGCTTAAGGAGGAAAAACCAGACACAGGCTATCTCACGCAGGAAGAAATTGCCTTACTGCTTGCTGCTCTTGACGGCGACAACAAAAAGATTGCGATTCTTTGCCTGAGTACTGGAGCACGTTGGGGAGAAGCAGCTCGTTTGAAAGCAGAAAATATCATCCATAACCGCGTCACGTTTGTTAAAACGAAAACAAACAAACCACGCACCGTCCCGATCTCAGAGGCTGTTGCCAAAATGATCGCGGATAACAAACGAGGTTTTTTATTCCCTGATGCTGATTACCCTCGCTTCAGACGAACAATGAAAGCAATAAAACCGGATTTGCCAATGGGGCAAGCCACACATGCACTAAGGCACAGCTTTGCCACTCATTTCATGATTAATGGAGGAAGTATTATCACGCTACAACGGATACTAGGTCACACGCGGATTGAGCAAACTATGGTTTACGCTCATTTTGCGCCAGAGTACCTTCAGGACGCCATTTCTCTTAATCCGCTAAGAGGTGGTACTGAGGCCGAGAGTGTCCACACAGTGTCCACAGTAGAGTAACGTTTAAGGGCTTTCAGTGGTAATTTATGCCGCTCAAACCCGCATTGTACCGTTGAAAGCCCCTACTGGTGACACCCTAAATCTCCCTTACACGGGCCTATTTTTTATGCATAAGCCCTATCCCTGGTCACCGTCTTCCATTGACCACATCGATAGAATCTCCCTTCATAGCACGATGCCTTTCACGTAACGGCATCGTGCTCGCACAGGTTCCGGCTAAGCACAACCAGAACGCGCATGTTTGACGCTTACCAAAAAATATTCTCACTCTCCACATTTGAATGTCAGACGAGCGACGCCATGTAATCCTGCACCTTCTGTCTTCAGGTCAACTATCTGCATTTTTTTGCCCTGAGTAACACAGAAATGGGCTGCATCATTTTTTACTATATTTTCTGCACCAGATATTCTGCCCCTGGCTAAAGAAGCTTCGGCTTCGGTGTAGTATTGGTTATCGAGTTTACGCTGAATATTACTTTTATATGCAAGACCAAATTTACCGATACTTGTCTCATCATTATGCACAGCACAACCAGACACAATAAAAATACTAATTAATGATATAGCAGCTATCTTTTTCAT